GCCTGAAGAGGGTCATAGTAGTTCATCTATCTATGCGACACCGTATCAGGGCATTGGAGCGAGGGGTGTAAACAACCTTGCATCTAAGCTTCTTCTCGCCCTACTACCACCTAACAGCCCATTCTTTAGGTTGACTATTGATGACTTTGATCTACAACAGATTGCAGGTGATAACCGTGGTCAGGTAGAAGAAGGTCTAGCACGTATTGAACGTGCGGCAATGCAAGAGATTGAAGGTAAGTCAATCCGTGTACCCACCTTTGAGGCACTAAAGCTGCTTATCGTTACTGGTAATGCGCTGGTATATATGCCAAAGGAAGGTGGGATGAAAGTATTTAGACCAGACCGTTATGTTGTTAAGCGTGACGCAATGGGCAAGGTACTAGAGATTATTACCAAAGAGACTATGGCTCCTCAGACACTACCTGATGAGGTACGTGAACAACTACCACCATCAGAAACACCAGTTAAGAGCCATGATCTATATACAAGAGTGACTCGCACACCCAAAGGCTTTGAGGTTATCCAAGAAGTATCTGGGATATTGCTTGAGTCTACTAAGGGTATGTTTAAGGAAGATCAAAACCCCTTCATTCCACTACGGTTTATTCGTATTGATGGTGAGGACTATGGGCGTGGCTTCATTGAGGAATACATTGGTGACCTACGCAGCCTAGAAGCTTTGACTAAAGCTATCGTACAGGGCAGCGCAGCTTCAGCAAAGGTGTTGTTTCTTGTACGTCCTAACGGTACTACAAAGACTAAAGACCTTTCTGCCGCACCTAACGGTGCGTTCCTACAGGGTGACAGTAATGATGTGTCTACCCTACAGGTACAGAAGGGTGGTGACTTCCGTGTAGCTCTTGAGACTATGCAGATGATTAACGACAGACTTGGTGCTGCCTTCCTACTTAACTCCTCTGTACAAAGATCAGCAGAGAGAGTGACAGCAGAAGAAGTACGCTTCATGGCACAGGAACTAGAGACAGCCCTTGGTGGTGTATACTCTATTCTGTCTCAGGAGTTCCAACTACCATTGATTAACCTACTTCTTAACTTGCTTCAGAAGCAGGGTAAGATGCCTAAGATGCCTAAGGATAGTGTCAAGCCTACAGTAGTAACAGGTATTGAAGCACTAGGCCGTGGGCAAGACTTAAACAAACTAGCTTCATTCTTACAGTATCTTCAGCCACTAGGCCCAGAAGTTATTGCCAATGAAATGAACTTAGGTGACTACATTGATAGACTAGCTGCATCACTTGGTATTGATACCTCTGGACTTATTAAGTCAGAAGAACAGAAGGCTCAGGAACAGATGATGCAACAGCAAATGATGCAACAACAGATGCTGGAACAGGCGGGGGCAGGTGCATTGCAGAAAGCAGCACCAGCAATTGCGGGAGCAGTTGACCCAGAACAAGTACAACAAGCTATGGAGCAAATGAGTTAAATGGCTGAAACCGTAAACACTTATCAAGAACCTGCTGCTGAATCTCAGGAGCATGTAAACGAAATGTTAGCTAAGGTAGAGGGAACTCAACAAGACCCTGAACGTCCTGAGTGGCTACCTGAGAAATTTAAATCAGTTGAGGAAATGGCTAAGGCATACTCTGCATTAGAGGGTAAGCTAGGCCAGCCTCAGCAGGAAGAACAAGAAGAAGTTGATGAAGACGTAACAAACCACAGTGCCTCTGAAGTATCAGAGGTTCTTGGTGCTAACGGCATTGACTTTGACGTACTACAGCAAGAGTACGCAGAACTGGGTGGACTGTCTGAGGATGCTTATGCAGCCTTGGAAGAAGCTGGGTTTCCTGAAGCTGTAGTAGATCAGTGGATTGCTGGGCAAGAAGCTATGTCCCAACAAGTACAATCTGAAATGCACTCCCTAGTAGGGGGTTCAGAACAGTATCAAGAACTAGTAGGCTGGGCAGCAGATGCTCTACCTGACAATGAAATTGATGCTTTTAATGCAACTATGGAAACGCAAGACCCTAACTTGATTAGGCTTGCTATTCAAGGTCTTAATGCACGGTATCGTTCTGAGGCTGCACCTAACCTTATTGAAGGTAGTACAGGCGCAGTATCCACAGGCGGGAAGTTCTCTAGTAATGCAGAATTAACTGCTGCTATGGGTGACCCTAGATACGCTAAAGACCCCGCCTACAGACAGCAGATTGCTGATAAGTTGGCACGGTCTAGTCTGTTCTAACATTGTTGCATGGGGTTGGGGGATATATTGCTTCCCCCTTCCTTCTAGTTACATTACGGTGTGCCTAGAAGGGATCACATCCCTAACACGAAGCTAAACATAACAAACGATTACCCCTGACCCCTTGCGAGGGACAATCTTGGAGAAAGGATGTAGTGTAATGCAGAGTGTATTTCAACTCAACATTATACTCACTAAGGAGTAATTTAAAATGGCATCAGCCGCTTCAAATCCGGCCTATAGCGTAAGCTTCCAAGGCCAAAATAATAATACAGGTGATGTACGTGACCTGTTTCTCAAGCTGTATGCAGGAGAAGTCCTAACAGCCTATGAGGAAAAGAAAGTCCTTATGGACAAGGTACGTACTCGTACAATCTCTAAAGGTAAGTCTGCTTCATTCCCAATGACAGGCCGTGCAACTGCTGAATACTTGACCCCCGGAAACGAAATCACAGGCGGGGCTATTCGTGCAGGTGAGCGTATCGTAACAATTGACGATCTGCTTATCTCAAGCCAGTTCATTGCTAACATTGATGAGGCAATCAACCACTACGATGTACGTTCAATCTACTCAAAGGAAGCTGGTATTGCACTAGCTAACGAGGCAGATCGTAACGTAGCACGTATGCTTGTTAAGGCTGCATTATCAACTAACGCAACAGCCGCTGCTGGTCTTATCCAAGACTACAAGGCTTTTACTGAAGAAGACTTTACTGGTAACGTCACTGTTGGTACAGCTACTGCTGACCTACTTGACCCTGCAAAGCTGGCTAAGGCTATCTTTGATGCCAAGAAGACTATGGACATTGCTAATGTTCCTTCAGAGAACGCAGTTGTTGTTCTTCCACCAGCACAGTACTATGCACTGATGGATGTGACTGATGGTTCTAAGCTGACCTACATGAACCGTGACTTTGGTGGTAATGGTTCTGTTGCTTCAGGTATGGTTCCAGCTATTGCAGGTATTCCTGTAATCATGTCTAACCATGCTGACGTATCTGCTCTGTACAAGAACTTCACAACAGGTAACGCTGATGAAGGTAAGACAGCAGACAACGCACCACTGGCAAACACTGCTGGTTCAGGCCGTACAACACACTATGACCTTCCGACTGCTGCTGTAGACGGACGCGACATGGTGGCAGAAGCTGCTCTGATTAAAGGCTTTGTCTTTACACCAGAAGCAGTAGCTACTGTTAAGTTGCTTGACTTGGGCATGGAGTCTGAGTATCAAATTAATCGTCAGGGTACACTCATGGTTGCTAAGTACGCAATGGGGCATAACGTCCTACGTCCTGCATCATGTATTGCATTGATTGACGCAAACGCTTAAATAAACTTGGGGGTAGCTTAACGGCTACTCCCTTTTTTCTTTGGAGAATGATATGCCAAACGTAGCAGGTAAAGAGTACAAGTATACTAAGAAGGGTATGGCACAGGCTAAGGCTGCGGCTAAGAAGACTGGTGCTACCATGAAGTATAAGAAGAAGAAATGATATGGCTATTACACATGCAGGAGAAACATTTAAGGGTCTGCGGATACCTAAGAGTTCTCCAAAGGGTAAGAAGTCACATGCTGTATTGGTAGGCACAAAAGAGAAGCCGGAAATTATTAGATTTGGTGAACGAGGTGCAAAGACAAACCAGTCAGCTAAACAACGAAAAGCTTTTAAAGATAGACACCGCAAGAATATAGCCAAGGGGCCATCAAGCGCAGCTTATTGGGCTGACAAGGTTAAGTGGAAAGCATAAGGTAAGCAACATGGCAGGAACAACACAATTAGATGCAGTCAACATTATGCTTTCTGCCATTGGCGAAGCACCAGTTAGTAGTCTCTCCTCTGGCTTGATTGAAGCAGAGATTGCAGAGACTATCCTTAACACAGTTGACAAAGAAGTACAGTCTATGGGCTGGCACTTTAACACAGAATTAAACAAGAGTTTCCCTAAAGATACTAATGGTGAGATTATTCTCCCTGCTGACATTCTTAGAGCAGACTCAACACTGAAAGCTAACGCTCCTAATTTAGTGCAGCGTGGCCTTAAAATGTATGACAGGACTAATCATACCTTTAATGTAGGTACTGATGCAGCCCTTGATGTTGTAGTACAATTAGTCTTCAGCGATGTACCAGAAGTAGCAAAGCGTTACATTGTACTACGTGCTACTCGCATCTTCCAAGACCGTGTAGTAGGTTCAGATACCCTACACTCCTTCCAACAGGAAGATGAGAACCGTGCCTTTATTGAGTTACGTGACTTTGATAAAGCAGCAGATGACCACAACATCTTTGACAACTATGACACCTTTAGTATTATTGATAGGCAGGGACGGAGAACAATCTAATGGCACTCATCAGTCAATCAATCCCAAACCTTATTAACGGTGTATCACAGCAGCCACCCTCACTACGCCTAAATACTCAGGCTGAGTTACAAGAGAATGGGCTGTCCAGTGTTGTATCAGGTTTGTCTAAACGCCCAAGTTCACAGCATGTTGCTGACTTAGGAGTTATTTCAAACCTAGACAAAGCGTTTATCCACACTATCCGTAGGGATGAGAATGAGTTTTACTCTATGGTTGTGGATACTGCTGGTACTATTAGGGTGTTTGACAAAGATGGTGTAGCTAAGACTGTTACCAATAATGCTGCGTCCTACCTATCAGGATTAACAAACCCTAATGAAGAACTAGCTGCTGTCTCAATTGCTGACGCAACTTTTATTATTAATAAGAATACTACAGTAGCTAAAGCAGCTACGGTATCCCCAACACGTAATCCAGAAGCATTGGTATATGTAAAGAACGCTGACTATGCTTCTACATACCGATTAAAGCTTACTAAAGGTGGCAGCACAAGTACAGTACAATTTGCTACTAAGTCTAGTACACAGGCTTCTACAGCACTAACACAGAACGCAGAACGTGGCGCATCAACAGACTTGATTGCGACATATTTAAATACATTTTCTGGCAGTGTTGTCAGTACTACTTACTATGATGGTATTACCAACGCATCAGCAGTATCAGGTTTAACATTGACAAGATATGGCTCTGTTATACACGTTCAGTCTACCGATGCTACAGACTTTGTAGTAGAGGTAGGTGACTCTCACGGTGGAGATCATCTTAAAGTATTTAAGGGTGAGACACCTGACTTTAAACAGCTTCCTGTAGAGGGGCCAAACGATTTTGTTATTGGTGTCTCAGGAGACAACTCAAAGGCACAGGATGACTACTATGTTAAGTTTAGTAACGGTGTCTGGAAAGAAACAGTAGAGCCTAATATTGAAATTGCACTAGACCCTGCTACTCTACCTCATAAACTTTCTAAGCTTGTTAACGGAAACTTTGAATTTAATCCCGCTGCTTTTGCAGATAGAAAAGTAGGAGATGATGACACTAACCCATTCCCTTCATTTGTAGGGTTTAAGTTAGCAGATATTTTCTTCCATAAGAATAGACTTGGAGTACTAGCTGACGAGAATGTCATATTTAGTAGTGCTGGTGAGTTTCTTAACTTTGACTTCTTCCGCAAGTCAACGCTAACCATTATTGATAGTGACCCCATTGATGTGGCAGTGTCCTCTAATAAGGTTAGTATTCTTAAACACGCAGTACCGTTTAACGAAGCACTGCTGCTCTTCTCTGACCTCACACAGTTTAAGGTAACAGGTGATCCTGTACTAACCCCTGAGACTGTTGACGTATCTAATACTACAGAGTTTGAAACAAGCCTACGAGCTAGACCAGCAGCAGCGGGTAAGTATGTTTACTTTGCCTCTAAGCGTGGTGCGTGGTCAGGTATGTGGGAGTACTTTGTAGATAGTGATACTGATACAAATGATGCCACAGAGATTAGCTCACATATTCCTGAGTATCTTAACGGTGAGATTATTAATATTCAAGCTTCATCAAATGAGGATATGATACTAGCACAAACCGACAATGATCCTACAGCCATATACGTGTATAGATACTACTGGTCTGGTAGAGAAAAGCTACAGGCTTCTTGGTCACGTTGGGTATTTAATGGTGATGTAGTAGGCATGTCCTTTAATCGTGCTGATATCTATATCCTAATTAAACGAGGTACAAACCTATTTCTAGAACGTATTAATCTATCAGTAGATGAAGCTACTACTTACACTACAGGCAGCTTTTCTATACACTTAGATAGACGTGTTAGGTTGGAAACAGGTGGACTTACTGCTATACCTTATGTAGATGCTAATACAATCTATATTGACCAAACAGGTAAAATCATTACTCTTAGTGCAGTAGCAGCTAAATTAGCTAACTCTGAAAAGGTGTTTGCGGGTATCCCCTTTACTTTTAAGTATGAGTTTTCTGA